TAGGCTATATGCAGATGCTTGACACATGGATTAATAATCACAGTTGGGAAAAGTACACAGACACAAATGACACAACAGAGCCTGAATCAACCACAGGACGAATCACAAGATCACTCTAACAACTTAGACGAGACTTTAAAAGAGTTTCGTCATATCTCAAAATCAGTAGACAAATCAATCGAAGAGATCAAGCTTGCTAAGCTTGGTAACAGGATTGTCTTCCCTACTGGATGGGATAGGTTGAATAAGAATCTTCTTGGTGGTTTGCAGCCTGGGAAAATGTATGTAATTGCTGGGAGACCAGGTGTAGGGAAATCAGCTTTCTCTAACCAATTGGTCTTCGATCTTCTAGACAAGAACAAGGACAAGAAAATGATTCTCCTTTATTGGAGTTTCGAGATGCCAGACTATCAGCAGATTATGAGGGCAGCAGCTAACGATGTTAAGTTGCAGTTCTCAGAGCTGTATAGTATCGAGTCCCCAATCTCTGACGAGAAGATCACTGACTATGAGAAGGCAGTAGATAAGTATCGTAAGTACCCGATATTCTTCTGCTCTATTCCTCAGAACATGGTTAAGATTAAAGAGGTGAACAACAGGGTGAACTTAAGATTCCCAAACCACACAATAATCAACCTCTTTGACCACTCTAGACTTATTCTAGGGACTGAGGATACAGAACTACAGAAGCTTAATCAGATATCTAAAACTTGTATGTGGCTGCAGGCTAGACTTGGGGTAATCAATATCCTATTGTCTCAGCTAAACAGGAACATCGAGCAAGAGTATCGTGCTAAGCAGCAGTATCAGCCACAGCTAACTGACCTATTCGGGGGTGACTCGATAGGCCAGGATGCTCACGTGGTTATGATGCTTCAACGTCCATATGATTTATACGGGATAACAGATTCATATTGTGGTGAGAACCCAGTAGGCTTGCTTGCATGTCACGTAGAAAAGAATAGGGATGGCCAGCTAGGCATGATTCCTTACGAATCAGATCTGTCTACCTTCTCGATTAAAGAGAGACCTAAAAAGTAAATTATTATTAACTCATGGAATTATTACTGCCAACAGAGAAAGTACCAGTTGGAAGGAAGAGCCCAAGACATATGATTATGTACGGGCCCCCAAAGATTGGTAAAACTACTGCACTTGCTAAGCTTGATGGGTGTTTAATCATAGACCTAGAACAAGGATCTGACATGGTTGAAGCACTTAAGATTAAGGTTAACAATCTTGCAGAGTTAGGACAGGTAGGGAAGGCTATCATGCAAGCCAAGAAACCCTACAAGTATATAGCTATCGACACTCTCACACAGCTAGAAGTTTGGTGTGAGTCAGAGGCTAAGGAATTGTACAGACAAACCCCGATGGGTAAGAACTTCGATCCTGATAACAAAGGATTGTCAGTTCTATCTCTTCCTCAGGGTGCAGGCTATCTGTACTTGAGAATGGCTATTAAGAAATGGATGGACAGATTGGAGATGCTCTCTGATCATATCATCTATATCGGCCACCTCAAGGATAAGATGCTTGAGAAGAAAGGTAAAGAGGTATCTGCTAAAGATCTCGACTTGACTGGTAAGATTAGAAACATTGCTTGCTCTAACTCGGATGCCATAGGCTACGTTTATAGAGATGGAAACAAGACAATGATTTCATTCGACTCTAGTGAAGAGATCACTGCAGGTTCTCGTTGTGAGCATTTAAAGGGTCAAGTTATGGAACTTGATTGGACTAAAATTTATATTGACTAATTCAAAATTTAATCAAATGGCAATTGAAGCTACCGTTGCACAGGAAGTTGCAACACAACCAACCACAGTGATTACTGTATCATCAGTTCTTGGGGATTTGAATAACGGCATGGATAGAGCCGCTATTGCTAAGAAGTATAACTTATCAGCAGCAGAAGTTGCAGAGGTATTCAAGCACCCAAAGCTCAAAGGTCTACGTGCTCGTCGTAAGATTACACGTATCTCTATTGTAGATGACACAGTAGAGAACCCAGTAACTATTCCTACAGTTCCTCAAACTGGAATTAGATTAACAGATAGTGAGGTGGTTACAAATCCTAACCAGTTGACTACAGAAAGTAGTCAGGTGGTTACTGATCCTAACCAACTCGATCTGCTTGACTTGATTGTTAATGCAGAGGCAGAGATGTGAAGGGATAGAGACATAATTTATAAAATGTATTACCGTTAAAAATTAATTAAGATGGCTATTCAATCGAATAATTCAGAAGAAGTTGTATCAGGTGGTGGTATAACCCTATATACAGGTATTGCCCCAGTATCAGTAGTTGCAGTTAACCCTAGTTTAGATGAGCTTTCAGATCTAGGGATTAATCTCAGAAACGAACCAGAATATAAAGTGACTCTTAACGAAGAGGATTATAATAAGCTAGTATTCTGGCTTAAGTCTGACGTTCCTGGGCTATCTTTTACTACAAGGTTTGAGATTCTCATGCAGTCTAAGCACCGTGCATCTAAGGACGGAAGCAAGTTCATGTGGGCTAACAACATTGGTCAGACTACATGGAGTGCAGATGTCCCTGCTTATGACTGGTGGAAAAATCCAGATAAAACAAGAAAAGCTTATGTTGGTGAGGATACTTTGATTAACTTTACCAAGGCTTGGGCTAACGTGGCAGCAGGTGGAGAGGTATCATTTGATACTATCGATGCTATTGCTCAGGGAGATGTAAAGGAGTTACAAGAGTATGTTAAAGTACTCAGTGCTAACAAATTACGTGTTCTTGTAGGTGTTAAAGATGGCAAGTATCAGGCTGTTTACAACAGACACTTTGGAAGACTCAAGCCAATGAGAGATGATATGTTTATCAAGGCTTTAAATGAGGACTACGGTTCTTTTAATGCTGAATACAACAAGGATCTCAAACTACAGGTTTATTCCCCAACTATGATTGTGGCTGACCCTGTAACAACAGAAGCAGGTGATTCTGCTGATGCATGGGATGTATAATTTGTTTGTGTTTATGTGTGTGTATATTGTTATTGATTGAAAGAGAAAGTGGGGGGCGACGGCTCCCCATTTTCTATTTTTGTAACTATGATACAGATAAGGAACAGCGATGCTTACTTGGATAAAGACTCTGTTCTTTGTAAGATTTCAGAGTTCGATATCTTTAAGTTCTATTGTCACAATTTTAAGAAGATTGGTGACAAGTTTTGCAGTGAGCTCAGACAAGATAGATCCCCAACATGCTCGATAATCCCATACAATGGTAAGCTATTGTATAAGGACTTCGGTAATGGGGAGAGTCATGATTGTTTTAGTTACGTGCAGCGTAAGTATAATCTGACATTTATAGAAGCACTCAAGGTAATAGATGCTGACTTTGGTCTAGGACTCCATATGGGGACTGCAACCAAGGCTCAGATGGCTATTACCTATGGGAATCAAGTTATTGAGGAGAGAAAGCCCACCGTAATTACTAAACGTAGTAGAAGGTGGACTCAAGACGATGTTAAATTCTGGGGTAAGTTTGGAGTAACCTTAGAGTTATTGACTAAATTTGTTGTAGAGCCAATCGATTACTTTTGGATTAATGAAGTTAGATATAGCTGCCACACTCTAGCTTATGCATATAATATCAACGGGAGATATAAGATCTACAGACCGTTGGAAATAGAGGGTAAGTGGTTCAGTAATACTACTAAAAATGATATCCAGGGCTACGGCCAATTGAAAGACAGTGGAGACATTGTCTTTCTTGCTTCATCACTAAAGGATGTTATGACCTTGAATGCTTTGGGATTCGAGGGAGTAGCAATGCAGAGTGAGATGCAAATGCCTAGTCAGAAGTTTATTGACCATCTCAGAACAAGGTTTGCCTTAATTGTTGTGCTATATGATAATGACTTTAATTCTGATACAAATCCAGGCCAGACTATGGCTAACAAGATTTGCAATATGTATCAGCTAATCAATGTCATCATTCCAGCCCATTACAGATCTAAGGATATATCAGATCTTGTTAGAGATCATGGAAAAGATTGTGCAAATAGAATAATTAACATTCAACTACCCTAAATGACTGATTCTAAATACTATACAGACCCAGACGTTAGAGAAAGAATTGACACTATACTAAAAAATTGTGCAAATCTATTTAGCAACCTTGGTACTTACACTACTTTTGATGTACAAGACATCAGAATTGCAAAACAACTAGAGCGACAATGGCTAAACGAAATACAAGAACTCGATCCAATACTGTTCGAAAAGCTGGTCCCAAAAAAGGAAGCCGAGGAAAAATAAAAGCTACTCAAAAGGTAGTAGACGGCATACAGTTTAAGTCAATGTTGGAGGTGTTTACGTATCGTAAGCTATTGGAGTATGAGTTAAGATTCGAGTACGAACAAAAGAAGTTCGTCATTATGCAAGGGTTTGATTATCCTGAGTGTTCTTGGGAGACTAAACCTAGTGGGGACTATGAGGATAAGGGCCACGGAAAGGTTCGAGATATCACATATACCCCAGACTTTATTGGGTATGATGCTAAGGGAAAGATTAAGTGGGTTATTGAGTGTAAAGGTTTTGCCAACGATAGATTTCCCAATACATGGAAACTATTCAAGCAGACTCTAATACGAGAAGGAACCCCAGTCCCCTTGTATCTCCCTAAAAATCAGAAGCAGGTCTTAGAGTCAATCGAAAAGATACTAGCTTTATAATCAACTATTTAACTAACTAAAGGTCTAGAGAAATCTAGGCCTTTTTTATTCCAATTAGTATTATAACTATGAGTATAAAAACCATTGAAGAAAACTACATTGGGATGGATAAGGGTGTAGCCAAGAGGATTAACAAGGGAGCTGAGAAGCTCGTCTTTGATATCCTGCAGGCTACTCAATACTCCACCCCAATTCCTTCGACCGTCAGAGAGCTGGTAACAAATGCCTGCGATGCTCAACGAGAGAAGGAAATTGCTATTGAGATTCTTACTGGGATTAAACAAGTATCAGATTATTACATCACCAGAGATGGGGAACAGTATTCTGACTCTAACTTTGACCCCAGTTACTATTCTATCTCTAACCTTGATATTGTACGTAACCATATCGAGATAACTTATGAGCACAATGATGGCATTGGCTATTGTGATAGGTTATCTATCAAAGACTATGGTGTAGGTATCGGGGATAAGAGATTGGAAGGTATCCTTGAACTAGGCTATTCTACTAAACGTAACACAAGTCAGAACTTTGGTGCTTTCGGCTTGGGTGCTAAGGTAGCACTGTCAACTGGTGTAGACTTCTACACTATTGAGACGGTGTACAATGGCAAGAGATTCAAGGCTAATTGTTTTAACTATAAGACTGACTTCATAATTCCGAAGTTCAATCTTACAACAGGCCAGGTTAACCCATCGATTACTTTATCAGATGGATCTGTAGTATATTATGAGGATACTGTAGATCTTAACTGGACTGAGGTAAGCTTTGGTGTTAAGTCCCACAACTCAGCTAGGTTCAATGAGGCTATAGAGGAGCAGCTTAACTATCTTGACAATGTTCGTTTCTATGTAGTGATGAATGGTCACAAGATGGAACAGAAGATTAAGAGTGAGATTATCTATAACTCTAAGAACCTGATTGTCTCTACTAATAACTATCTGAGAAAGCCTCATATCGTTATTGTAAAGGAAGAAGGAGCTGAGACTGGGATTAACTATGGCTATGTAGACTTTAGAGAGTTAGAGATGCAGGATTTGTATGGTCCTGTAGGCTTGAAGTGTCCAATTAAACAGTCCTACATTGATGAGGAAGGGCAAGAAGTAATCATTCAGGATGGTGTCGAGGTAACTCCATCACGAGAGAAGGTTATCTGGAGTGATTCGACTAAGGCTTTTATTCAGAAGCTTATCGATGCAGCTG